TGGGGATTAGGCCCAATTAGCGGTATTTTAGGAGAAGAAGGATTAAATCAATATTTAGATGAGGGCGTAATTGAAGCTGTAAACCTAGGTTTTATTCGTGGTTGTTCGTGGAATAATACAATAATTTATGTTTCAGAAGGACAAAATATTACTGGTGGAGGATATAAATTATTAGTTAGTCGTTGTGGCCAAGGTAGTCAACTTTGGGTCAATGGCGATATTCTACAGACTGACGATAGAGAATTTGAAAAAAATAATGGCTTATTACGATTAAGCAATTCATTAAAAAATAATCCTCTTGCTGGAACAGTAAGATTAATTAAAACAGAACGCAGTGCAGTCGCAGATTTAGCAAAAATTATATAAGAGGGAAAGAAATTTCCCTCTTTTATTTTTTGACTTTTTTCAAATTTTATGCTATAATAAAATTAAGAAAAGAAAGGAGATAAATAATATGGAATGGAAAATGGCAAAAAACATTGGTTATCAGCCAAAAACAAATTTTTGGGATATGTTTACTGAAGTTGAGCCAAAAGAAGAAGAAATTAAACAATTAGCAGAAATTTTATTTAAAAAATATGAGAATGATTATAAGGCTTTAACCGAACTTATTATGGTAATTAACCATAAAAGCTGGGAGTACTTTAATTATAATACGGTTTTAAGTGTCTTATACTCAAATTTATATTATAAATATGATCAAATGGCTATGAAAACTTTAGGAAAGAATAAAGAAGCCATTGAATATTACTTTAAAACATTAGATTAATGGAGGAATTATGAATATTTATTTAGCAGGTTCAATTTTTTATTATTAAGTTGAATATTTGACTTCTCATTATCTCGTGTGTTATAATATAATTAGAGGTGATGGAGATGTCCTGCGGAATTTATATAATAAAAAATTTAATAAATCAAAAAGCATATATAGGTCAATCCGTTGATATTGAAGAAAGATGGATTAAACATTGCGCAGGTTATGGAATAGCTCATAATTCAGCTATTGATACTGCAATTCAAAAATATGGCAAAGATAATTTTTCATTAGAAATTTTAGAATTATGTTCACGCGAAGAATTAAATAATAAAGAAGCATATTATGCTAATTTATATAATTCATATGTACCTAATGGATATAATATTAATATATGTGGAGAAACTTTCCATAATCCTAAACAGGATAAAGAAATTTCTTGTTATAATATATCAACAGGTACACTTATTAAAACTTTTTCTTGTACTCACGAGGCCAATAGACAAGGTTATTTAAGACAAAGTATAGTCGCGGCAGCAGAACAAAAAGGCTATAGTAAAACTGCATATAATATGTTATGGCAATGGGGTCATGAACAACAAATTCCTATAATAAAACCACAAGCGGGAAAACATGGTGGGAAATTGGTTTATAGGTATAACAAAGATACTGGTGAATTTATAGATAGTTTCAAGTCTTTAGCAGATGCAGAACGACATTTAAATAAACCGGGTGGAAATAAAAATATATCATCCGTATGTAATGGCAAGCGTCAATATGCCTATAATTATAGATGGTCTTATAATTTATATAACAATATTTTGGAGGAACAAAATAAATGAAAATTTACTTGGCAGGTAGTATATTTTACTATGGGGATGTATTAAGAAATACTGAATGGGCTAAAAAAATAAGAGAAACAATTCCTGGTGTGAATTTATATTCTCCTATTGAGAATACTGAAATTAATGGAACTGAAGGAAAGAAAAAATTTGCCGGCTCGCAAGAAATTGCTAAAGCAGATAATGCTCGTCTAAATGACACAGATATATTAGTAGCATGTATAGATAATGACGTAATCCCCGCGGGCACTTGCGCTGAAATTGGAAAATTCCATGAAAAAATTGAACGCGGTGATCATAAATACATTGTCGGTATTTGCACAGATAATCGTCAAATGTTTTTAACTCATAGTGAAGCAAAAGATAAGGGTGGCGCCGCGAGTCTTGGTGAACAGCAATATAGTTATCAAAATCTTTATGTTACCGGCTTAATTAAACAAGGCGGCATTTTAGTGTCTAATATTGAAGACGCAATTAATTTTATCAAGGAGAAAGAAAATGAATTCTAATATGTTATACAATATCAATGACAAGCTACCAGCAAAGAGACTTGTAGTAGCCGCGCTACAGCAAGTTATTGCTTGCTTCGTAGCAACTGTTCTTATTCCACAGATTTGTGGAGTTCCTATCGCACCCGCTCTACTCGGCGCAGGTGTTGGTACGCTAATTTATCAACTCTTTACTCGCGGGCAAAGCCCAATGTTTATTAGTTCATCTGGTGCGTTTGTTGCCGCGGTTATTGGAGCGCTAGCATTAGGCACGGCCCCAAATTATATGGCTGTGTTTATTGGTGGCCTTATTGTTTGTCTAATTTACTGCTTAGTTGGCATTTGTATCAATAAATTTGGTACACAATGGATTAATAAAATTATGCCACCAGTAGTTATTGGGCCTATCGTAGCTGTAATCGGCCTAAATCTTGCAACATTCCTACCAACTTATTTTCAAATTAATGGTAAATACAGTCTGTTAGGATTTGGGCTTGGCATGTTAACTCTAATTATTACAGCACTTATTTCTCATTACGGAAAGGGCTTCATTAAGAATTTGCCATTCTTATTTGCAATTCTAGTTGTATATGCCTTTTCTGCAATTTTAACTGTTTGCGGAGTTCCAATTATTAATTTTTCAGTATTTAAAGGCGTGCATCTAGTTCAAATGCCTGATTTTGCTTTCCTACACTTTAATACCTTTAATTGGTCTCTATTCCCGCAAATTTTACTACTATTCCTACCACTATCTTGTGTTTGTATCTGTGAGCATCTATCAGACCATAAGGCTTTAAGCGCAGTAATTGGAACTGATCTTACTCAAAATCCTGGTGTTGGTAATACTCTTATTGGTGATGGTATTGCAACTGCTTTTGGTTGTTTGGTAGCTGGTATTCCAAATACTTCATATGGAGAAAGTGTAGGAACTACAGGTTTTAGCCGCATTTGCTCAAAGTATGTAATTACTCTCGCCGCGGTTATTATGGCAATTTCCGCCTTTATTGGGCCATTACAAGCATTTCTAGTATCTATTCCAAGCGCCATCTTTGGAGGATGTGCTGGAGTGCTTTATGGATATATTACTCTTTCTGGTATTCGTACAATCAAAGACAATAACATTGATTTAAATAATAATAAAAATGTTATTATCATTGCTTCTGTTCTAACACTTGGCGTTTCTGGCGCGATTTGTGACTTTGGAGTGGTAAGTATTGGAACAACCGCACTCGCTATGATTGTAGGTATTGTACTAAATCTAATTTTAAAGGAGAAAAAAGAAGATGAACAGTCTTGCTAAATGGTTTCATTTTGATGAACGTGGTACTTCGTTCCGTACAGAACTAATTGCTGGTATCACTACATTTGCCACAATGTCATATATTCTCATTGTACAGGCAAACTTCATGCGTGATGCTGGCATGAATGGCGCGGGTGTTATGCTAATGACCGCTCTTATTTCTGGTCTAGCAACTCTCGCGATGGGTTTATATGCCCAGTCACCATTTGCGCTTGCTCCTGGTATGGGGACTAACGCAATTCTTGCTTATACACTTGTTGCTCAGGGAATTTGCACTTGGCAGCAAGGTCTAGGCATCGTCTTTATTTCTGGTACATTCTTCGTGCTATTAAGTATTTTTAAGGTGCGCGAAAAAGTAGTAGAAGTTATTCCTAAGGTTTTGAAGATTGGTGTTGGCGCATCAGTTGGTGCGTTTCTTATTCGTCTGTCCCTAGCAAATGCGGGAATGATTAATGTCAGCGGTTCCTCATTTGCTCTTAACCTTGATTTTTCTGATAAATCAATTCTACTTTCTTGGATTGGATTAATTATTACATTAGCGCTATATTTCCTACGAGTTCGTATTAATGGAAAAACTTATCACGTTCGTGGCTCGTTGCTAATTTCAATTATTCTAATCACTATTATTGGAATTGCAATGGGACTAGTTAATGTTCCTTCTTCAATCGTTACTACAAATGCTCTATCTAATATTCGTGATGTAGCATTTAGGCTAGATATTAAAGGCGCATTAAAGCCCGCACTATTTACCTTTATGCTAATGTTCTTCATGTCAGACTTCTTCTCTACATTAGGAACAGCACTAGGTGTCGCGGGCAAAGCTGGCATGTTAGATCAAGATGGCAATCTACCTGTCATTGGCCGTGTATTCCTAGTTGATAGCTGCGCAACTGTAGTTGGCGCTCTAACTGGTCTAACTACTGTAACTACCTATGTTGAAAGCGCTTCTGGTGTAGAAGCTGGCGGTCGTACAGGTTTCACCGCTGTTGTAACCGCAATTTGTTTCTTCCTATCAATGCTATTTGCTCCTCTATTCCTTATGGTTCCAACAGCTGCAACTGCTCCCGCACTTGTAATTATTGGCATCTCAATGATGCAAACTCTAAAGGATGTTGATTTTAAGAGTGTTGAGTGGTTCCCAGTTGGACTTATGATTATTGTTTCAATTTTCGGCGGAATTGCAAATGGTATTGCGCTAGGCCTAGTTTCTTATTGCTTAACTCACTGGGCTCGTTATCTATTTACAGATAGTCGTGAAAAGTGTCCTTCTCTATTCACTATTATTATTACTATCCTTTGCTGCTTACAGTTTGTAACCTAATAGGAGAAAATTTATGAAGGTTATTAAAAAGAAAGATAGAACACTATTAACAAAAGCTGCCATTGGAAAGATCCCTTGTGATCTTTCCATTGAGCATGTTATGTTAGTTAATGTACTTACTGGTGAAATTTATCCAGCAAATGTAGACGTTTTAGACGGAATTATTGTTCGTATTAGAAAGCCTGAAGAAAAATGTGAAATTCCTTCAAAAAAAATTATTAATGGTCTTGGAAGATATTTACTACCAGGTTTTATTGATACCCATATGCATGTAGAGTCTACTATGATGGTTCCAGAAAATTTTGGTAAAGCCGCAGTTGTTTGGGGAACA